GGCTTATATTGAACAACTAGCCCTCAATTCATTTGTCCCCGATTACGAGGAAGATGACTTTGACGTTTACGACATTACAGTAGGATATTAAACAATGGATGACAACTTAGAAACAAGTCAGTATGACGAACCCACAAAGTCGGACAAGGAACTGACTGAATGGGTTGTCTCACACACTGACAAGTGGCGCGACTATCGTGACCAGAACTACCTGACAGAATGGCAAGAGTACGAACGTATCTTCCGTGGTCAGTGGGCCGCTGAAGACAAGACTCGTGACAGTGAGCGTAGCCGTATCATCTCCCCTGCTACTCAGCAGGCTATTGAGACTCGACACGCTGAGATCATGGAAGCTATCTTCGGTCAAGGTGAGTGGTTTGATATTGAGGATGACATCAAGGACGTTAACGGTAATCCGTTGGACGTTGAGATGATCAAGAATCAGTTGATGGAAGACTTCAACCGTGACAAGATTAAGAAGGCCATTGATCAGATTGAACTGATGGCTGAGATCTACGGTACAGGTATCGGTGAGATTTCCGTTAAGACTGAGAAGGAGTACGCTCCAGCTACTCAGGCTATCCCCGGCGTACAAGGTCAAGCTGCTATCGGTGTGTCCGAGCGTGATCGTATCTCGGTAAAGCTTATCCCGGTTAACCCTAAGAACTTCCTGATTGATCCTAATGCAACTACCTTAGATGATTCTATGGGTTGCGCTATTGAGAAGTTTGTGTCGATTCACAAGATTGTTGAAGGCATGGAACGTGGTATCTACCGTAAGGTGAATATCGGTACTGATGGCCCTGATGATGACATTGAAGCAACTGAAGAGTCAGTGACCTACCAAGATGGTCGTGTACGTATGTTGACATACTACGGCTTGGTTCCTAAAGAATACTTGGAACAGTTGGAGAACGAAGAAGGCGAAGTAGCTGACTTGTTCCCTGAAGACTCCTTAGCTGATGAATATAGTGAGTTGGTAGAAGCAATCATTGTTATCGCTAACGGCGGCAAGCTTCTGAAGGCTGAAGCTAATCCTTACATGATGAAGGATCGTCCCGTGATGTTGTATCAAGACGATACAGTGCCCGGACGTGTATGGGGTCGTGGAACGGCTGAGAAGGCCTACAACATGCAGAAAGCCATTGATGGTAGCCTGCGTATGGACAGCGATGCTCGTGCCCTTACAGCGGTTCCTATGATGGCTATGGACGCTACTCGCTTACCTCGTGGTGCTAAGTTTGAGGTTAAGCCCGGTAAATCGTTCCTGACCAACGGTGATCCTAACCAGATTATGATGCCTTTGCGCTTCGGCGCTCCTGATAACTCCTCCGTACTCGCCTCACAGAACTATGAGCGTCTGTTGTTGCAAGCTACAGGTACTGTTGACTCGGCAGGTATGCCTTCAGCAGCTCCTCGTGACGCTGGTGCAGGTGGTATGTCGATGGCTATGGCAGGTATTATCAAGAAGTACAAGCGTACATTGACGAACTTCCAAGAAGATTTCTTGATTCCGTTCATCAACAAGGCTGCTTGGCGTTACATGCAGTTCGATCCTGAGCGTTATCCCTCTGCTGATGTGAAATTCATGCCTACAGCTACCTTGGGTATCTTGGCTCGTGAGTTTGAACAGCAACAATTCATTGCTTTGTTGCAGACATTAGGCCCAGATACACCTGTTTTACCTCTGATTCTTAAGGGAATCTTGGGTAACAGCTCTCTGAGTAACCGAAATGAGCTTATTGCAGCTTTGGATCAGATGAGTCAACCTAATCCTGAAGCTCAACAGCAAGCACAGATGCAGCAGCAAGCAGCTATGGCTAAATTGCAGGCTGATTTGGCACTGTTACAGGCTCAGACTCAGAAAGCTAACGCTGAAGCACAGCAAACAATGGTTGAAACACAGTTAATGCCTGAAGAGTTGCGAGTAAAAGTGGTACAAGCTGCTGCTACTAACCTTGATCAGGATGCTGATTTCGCTAAACGTATCAAACTGGCTGATTTGATGCTGAAAGAGAAGGATATTGACTCGAACGAGCGTATCGCTGTTGCTCAGATGCAAAATCGTCAAGCTAAATAAACATTAAGAAAGGAGTTTCCCCTCATGGATAAGGAACTTCAGAAGTATTACGAAGAAACTTTCTCAACAATGTCCACTCAAGGGTGGGCGTTCTTGATTGAGGACTTCACAAAGTTAAAGCAAGAGCTAGAAAATATCCGTACGGTCAAAGACGCACAATCTTTATCTTACCGTCAGGGCCAACTGGATATTCTAGACCTTCTTTTAAACCGCAAGAAGACCTGTGAAGAGGTTTATGAGCAGCTCCAGCAGGAGGCACGATAATGCGCCGAATGTTCGAGTTTGCTTGTGAAGAAGGACACATCTCCGAAGCATTAGTTGATGATACCGTCAGGGAACTCGCTTGCCGAGCCTGTGGTAAGCAATCAACAAGAATTGTTTCCGCTGTTAATATGAAGTTAGAAGGCATCTCTGGTGCTTTTCCTTCTGCATATGATGCATGGGAACGAAAGAGAAGTGAGAAGCTGGCGCAAGAGAGGAAAACCTCTTATGCTGTGCCTGACTAATCACTGAAATAACGGGTAAGCATTGAGTAATCAATGTTCACATTTCATAGTCCTATAATCTCAAAGAGAGACAGGAGAATAACAGTATGGCTTTTATTGACGACGAATCGTTTGATCCAACCTTGGACACGATCACAGATGAACAACCTCAAGAGACTCCCGAGAAGGAGCAACCTCAGGAAGTTGTAGTAGAGAAGGTAATTCCTGATAAGTATAAAGACAAATCCTTAGAGGATATTGTTAAGATGCACCAAGAAGCTGAAAAGATGATTGGTAGGCAAGCACAGGAAGTACACGAAGTACGCTCATTAGCTGATCAATTACTGAAACGACAACTCGAAACCGATAAGGTACAGCCTGTTGAAAGTGCGCCCGAAGTAGATTTCTTTGAGAACCCTCAAGATTCTATTAAACGTGCTATTGAGAACAATCCCGCAGTTTTGGAAGCTAAACAAGCTAACCTTGAGCTTAAACGGATGAAGATCGCACAGCAGCTTGCATCTAAACACCCTGATTTCGGCACTATCGCTAACGATACCGGATTTCAGGAATGGGTGAAAGCGAGTCCTGTACGTCTTAGCCTTTACGCTAAAGCAGACGCAGAGTTTGACTTCAGTTCAGCGGATGAACTCTTGAGTACTTATAAAGAACTTAAGCAAGTTCGCAACAACAACGTACAAGAAACTGGTAAGAAACAACAAGCACAAGCTCTTCGAGCCGCTGGTGTGGATACAGGTGGTTCTGGCGAAGTTGCAAAGAAAGTATATCGTCGTGCGGATTTAATCCGTCTTAAGATGACAGATCCAGATCGTTATGAGTTGCTGCAACCCGAAATCATGGCAGCTTATCAACAGGGTCGAGTCAAGTAAAGTAATAATTAATTTTTGAAATCATAGGAGTATTCAAATGGCTTTAGGTACAAACAACGTCACAATCACCACCGCAGCAACCTTCATCCCTGAAGTTTGGTCTGATGAGATTGTGGCCGCATACAAGAAATCGCTCGTTATGGCCAATCTGGTCAAGAAGATGAGCTTCAAAGGCAAGAAAGGTGACACCGTTCACATTCCTTCGCCTACCCGTGGTACAGCTTCCGCTAAAGCTGCTGGCAGTCAAGTCACCTTGATCGCTGCAACTGAAGGCGATGTGTCCATTTCTATCGACAAACACTTCGAGTACAGCCGCTTGATCGAAGACATCGTTGAAGCCCAAGCTCTGTCGAGCCTGCGTAGCTTCTACACTGATGACGCAGGTCACGCTCTGGGCAAACAAGTGGACACCACTCTGATCCAACTGGCTCGTGCTGCTCGTGGCGGTAACGCTGCTAACGCTCAGTACACTGGCGGTATCATCGGTTCTACCGGCGCTGCTTACACTTACTCTTCGTCCAACGCTGCCAACATCGCTGATGCGGGTATCCGTGCAGCTATCCAGTTGCTGGACGATCAAGACGTGCCTATGGACGGTCGTTCGTTGGTGGTTCCTCCTGTTGCTCGTAACAGCATGTTGGGCATCAACCGTTTCACCGAGCAAGCCTTCAAAGGCAACGGTACTACCTTGATGAACGGTGAGTTCGGCGACATCTACGGTGTTAAAGTGTATGTGTCCACCAACTGCGATACCGCTGCTGGTAACACCGCTTCTGACCGTGTGGCTTTGATGTTCCACCGCGATTGGGCTGTGTTGGTTGAGCAGATCGGCGTTCGTGCTCAGACTCAGTACAAACAAGAATACCTCGGTAACTTGTTCACTGCTGACACTCTGTACGGCATCGGCGAACTGCGTGACTACGGTTGCGTTCCAATCGTTGTTGACGCTTCTGCTGCCTGATAGGTAAGTAGTTTAAGGGAGGCCCTTCGGGGCTTCTCTTTTCTTTATCACTTACAGTGTGAGTAATAAACAAAGGAGAATATATGGTAAGCTTTCAAATGAAGCACAGCACTAGACCACAAACTATTGCTACCGTTACTCGTGAAGTAGACATTAAGAGTTTTAGAGATAATCCTGAATGGTATGAGATTATCACTACTCCTGAAGCTGAAAAGCAACCAATTAAAGTAGTTAAACAGGTTAAGAAAACTAAGGAACTAGCATGACGATCTATCGTGGCCCCGGTGGAACAGGTGAAGCGACCACAGACTCGGATATTACCGAAGTCCGCAATATTGCCAATGAAGCCGCTGCTTCCGCTGCTGCTGCCGCTGCCTCGGCTGCTGCTGCATTGGTGAGTGAAAACAATGCAGAACAAGCAGTAATTGATGCTGCTGATGCTTCCCGTTTAGAGGTGGGTACTGTTACCACAGGAGCTGCTGGTAGTTCCGTTGAGGTTACAATCACAGGTGATGCAGGCTCTCAAGAGATTAACTTTGTAATTCCTAAAGGAGACAAAGGCGATACAGGAGCTACAGGCGCTACTGGTGCGACAGGCGCACAAGGGCCTAAAGGAGATACTGGTGATACAGGAGCTACTGGCGCAGCAGGCGCTGATGGTTCTGACGGCGCTGCTGCAACTGTTACTGTAGGTACTACCACAACAGGCGCTGCTGGTAGTTCCGCAAGTGTTACCAACTCAGGCACAACTTCTGCTGCTGTCTTTAACTTTACCGTCCCTGCTGGAGCCACTGGCGCAACAGGAGCTACAGGCCCTAAAGGTGATACAGGTGACACAGGCCCTACAGGTGCTACAGGCGCTACAGGAGCCACTGGTGCAACAGGGCCGGGAGTTGCTTCTGGAGGACTTACTACTCAACTGTTAGCAAAGAGTTCAAACACCGATTATGCAACTACATGGGTTGATGAGCCTAACACTACTGTTATGCAGGGGACAGCCATTGTTACTAACCGTAGGGTTCGGTTGAACTTTACAGGCTCTGGTGTTACTGTAACAGACGACGGTGACGGTGCTCAGGCAAATATCTATATTCCCGGAGGAGGAGGAGGAGGATCTAGCGGCCCTTATAATTATTCCATCGTTACTAACCCTAGTATGCCATACACCGTTCAGTCAACGGATCTTGGCTCTATAATTTCAGTTAGTACAGCAGGTGATATAAACTTACCAAACGCTGCCACATTATCAATCGGATTTAACTGCTGGATTTGGAACAATTCATCTTCTGGAGCTGCGGTTTATATCTATCCTTATAGCGGTCAAACTTTAGATTCTAAGACTGTGCTTGTTCTTCGCGCTGGCGAGGGGGTTGAGATTGTCACCAATGGTTTCAATAACTGGATTACCAACGGGATGAAGGAATTAAGAGCATATGCTGAGAGTACTTTGGTAAGTGGCTCAGGAACCGCTAATGTGTTTCCTAACGCAAGCCATGCAAACTCAGTTGCTATTGGAATGTCTGCCGATACTTCTCAAGATAACCAGATTGCTCTTGGTAGTTCGATCCATACAGTACGTATCGCTGAGCGGTACACACTTCCAGATGGCTCAACTATTCCATCAGGAGGTCAAGTCATTACCGCTGATGGAGGAGGAGGCACTACTTGGGAAAGTAAACAAGAACCTCTTATCTCTGGTGTAAACATCAAATCTATCAACGGTATTTCCGTAATGGGTGCTGGTGATTTGGTTGTCTCAACTAGAGCAACAGCAAGTGCTTCTGCCAGCTCTGTTACACCTAACTTAGATTCTTTTGACCAATACGCCTTTACCTCTTTAGCTGCTAACCTGACTATCAATGCACCTACAGGTACTATTACTGACGGTGAAAAACTGATCTTTCGGTTCTTAGATAACGGCACTCCTCGTACCTTGACATGGAACAGCACTTACACAATTATTGGTGTAACTCTCCCTACAACCACAACTGCTAACAAAACCACTTATGTTGGCTGTGTATATAACGCAGCAGCAACTCGTTGGGATGTTATTGCAGTTACTACACAGGCTTAAATGATATGAAGATTGATTTTGAATTCCAAACGGAGCATGGTTTGTTCCGTGATGCCTTGCATCTGGCTGACGATCATTGCCTGACCGACGAGCAGATCGAGGCAATGAAGGCCGAGCGCCGCGACAACTGGATTGCTGTGGTGACTTCGCCTGCTGTTGAAGAACCAGAGCAGGACTACATCGAGATTGACGGTGTTCGCTACGCCAAGGTGAGCGACAATGGCTAACCGCTTCTGGGTTGGGGGAACTGGTACTTGGAACACGACAAACACAGCGAACTGGTCTGATACTCTTGGCGGAGCTGGTGGGGCAAGCGTACCAACGGCTGCGGACTTAGTGGAGTTTAGTAGCGCCGGAACTTACACCGTAACGGTGTCTGGGGCAGTGCAGTGTTATTACTTTTCTAACTTTGGCGGCAGCGTAACCATCGCAGGCACAGGTTCCATAACTTGTTATGGTGCGTTTCAATGCACTAGCCTTGCAGCGTGGACGAACACAGGGGTGCTTACGATGGCCGCCACCCAAGCTGGAGGCGACGGGGTAAGCAGCTTCCCGTTCAGGACTGGGGGCAGAACAATAGCGTCCTCTATTGTTTTTAATGGTGTTGGTGGGGCTTGGAGGCTTACTGACGCATTAACTTGCTCCAGCTCTGTTACGGTTACAAACGGGACGTTTTTAACAAACAACTTCAACCTGACTGCAACATCCCTGTCGTCCAACAACAGCAACCTCCGCACAATCAATCTGGGTAGCAGCACGGTTACGTTAACTAGCTCTGGGATTGTTGCGACCACTACAACAAACTTAACTTTCAACGCAGGAACTTCCTCAATTGTATTAACTGCGGCTGGCCCAAGCATTTCTGGAGCGTTAACGTTCTACAACGTGTCATTTACAAGCACTGCTCTCAATAGTCCAGTGATTGACAGTGGTTGCACATTCAACAACTTGTCGTTTGCTGGAAGAGCCTCGGCAGGTATTTCACCTGTATTTTTCAACGCCGACCAAACCATCAACGGCACTCTGACGCTCTCCGCAGGAACCAACGCAACCATGCGTACGTTCGTGCGCTCAAACACCATAGGAACAACACGCACACTGACCTGCGCTGCTGTTGCATCACTGACCGACATTGACTTCCGTGACATCACCATTGCTGGTGCTGCTGCTCCTGTCAGTGGTACTCGCTTGGGTGACTGCAAAGGCAACAGTGGGATTACGTTTGATGCGGCTAAGACGGTGTATTGGCGGCCCAACGCAGGTTCAAACTGGAGTTTAGATACAGGGTGGGCATTTACGATTGGTGGCACTGCAAGTGTGACTGCATTTCCTTTGGCACAAGACACAGCGGTGTTTCCTTCTACAGCCCCCGTAAGCGGGAACACGATCACCATCAACGCCGCCTTCAACATCGGCACGATTGACATGTCTGCCCGTACCAGCAACACGATGACGCTGGCAACAGGCTCAACCCAACCGCAAATCTACGGCAACTGGATTAACGGTACTGGGACTACGCTGTCGGGTACAAACCAGATTACGTTTGCTGGCCGTGGCAGTCAGACAATTACGAGCGCCGGGAAGACGTTTACGCAGCAATTTACTTTTGACTCGCCGGGCGGATCGGTGTCGCTAAACGATGCGTTTTCATGCGCTGCCATTACGCTGAACCGTGGAACTTTTGACGCAGTGACATACAACGTCACTTCTGCTAACAATATTAGTGCGGCAAACACCAACGCAAGAACTATTGCAATTGGCTCTGGAACGTGGACATTCCAAGGCGCTGGCACAGCTTGGTCAGCAACAACTTCCACAAACCTCACCGTCACAGGCACAGGCACGATCAGCCTGACCAGCGCCTCCTCCAAGACATTTGCTGGTGGAGGCATCCAGACCTATCCCACACTGAACCAAGGCGGCACAGGAACGCTGACCGTCTCAGGCTCAAACAAGTTCGCAGGATTAACCAACACAGCCATTGGACGCATTCAGTTTACTGGAGGCACAACCAACGAGTTCACCAGCTTCACAATCAGCGGAGCTTTGGGGAACCTGTTGCAGCTTGGCTCAACCAACACAACACAAGCTATTCTGACCAAACCAACAGCGTGGAACATGGGTGTGTTGTCAATGGACATGGGTAACAACACAGGTCTTAATTTCTTGTCTAATGATGGTTCAATGGAGTATCTTTCTGTTAGCTATATTAACGGCCAAGTCTCCAGCGGCCCTCCTCCTGTGACTAATACAGGTAACTTTTTCTTATTTCTAATGTAAAGGAATATATGCCTCTCAAAAAAGGTAAGTCAGATAAGACAGTATCTGCAAACATCTCTAAAATGGTTAAAGAAGGTAAGCCTCAGGAACAAGCAGTTGCTATTGCTTTGTCTGAGGCTGGCAGAGCTAAACCCAAAAAGAAACAAAAGAAAAAGTAATTTATGACACGCCCTGTCTCAGTAGGTGTTAACCTTGCTTCAGCTACGGCTACAACAATATACACTGTTCCTCTGGGTTACTTTGCTAAGTGGAACTTGATGTACTTGTTTAATAACTCAGGATCTACTAAAAGTATATCGGTGTATTGGAGAGATTCTAGTGCTTCCACTAACATCTACGTACATGACGGTACTATAGCATCTAAATCTTTTGTTCGCATGGACGGAGGTGCTTACGTAGTCATGGAGGAAGGAGATACTGTTGTGATGCAGGATGAAGCAGGTAGTTCCTTTAGCACTATATGTACCTTTGAATTATTTAAGAAAGAAGGAATCTAATCATGGCATTGCCAACCTACCTCGACCTCGTTAATGACATTCTGATTCGTATGCGAGAACCAGAAGTAACTACTGTGCAGGAGAACGTTCTCTCTAAACTTGTTGGTAAGTTGGTGAATGATGCCAAACGACAAGTAGAAGATGCTTACTCGTGGAATGCTTTAACCGATACCTTGATGATTGAGACACAAGCCGATACTTACGGTTATGTGTTGACAGGATCAGGTACTCGCTTTAAAGTTATTGATGCTCAGGACATTACCAATAAGTCTCAGATCAGCGCACTCAGCACCAAGATGATGTCTCAGTACTTACTGAACAACATGAACCCCGGTAATCCAATGTACTATAACTTTAACGGTGTGCATAGTACAGGAGACACAAAGGTAGACTTCTACCCTGTGCCTCTGAGTGGATTGACCTTGTACTTTAACTTGTACATCCCTCAACCAGAGCTGACACAGGATACAGATACTATCTTATCCCCTAAAGAGCCTATTGTCTTAGGTGCATTTGCTCGTGCTTTGGTTGAGCGTGGTGAAGATGGTGGATTACAGAGTTCAGAGGCATACTCACTGTACAAAGCTTCTCTGTCTGACGCTATCGCCATTGAGAGTTCCCGCTATGTAGAGGAAGATGCTTGGGAGGCTGTGTAAGTTATGAGTCAACAGATTCAAACATATAGCATCACAGCTCCCGGCTTCTACGGGTTAAACAGCCAAGATAGCTCACTGGACTTAGCCTCTGGCTTTGCTCTTAACGCTATCAACTGTGTTATTGACCAGTATGGACGTATTGGTGCTCGTAAAGGCTGGACACCTCAGCATGCAACTAATACTGACCTTGGCTCTGCTAACGTTAAAGCCATTGGTCAGTTGGTTGTAGACAGCGGATCAGAGTACACCATCTTAGCAGGCAACAATAAACTGTTCAAGCTTGTAGGCAGTACTCTTACTCAGCTTACCTATGGTGGAGGTGGTACAGCGCCTACGATCACAGACAGTAACTGGCAGATTGCCTCTCTGAACGAAGTATTGTACTTGTTCCAGTTAGGACATGATCCTCTTGTGTTCGACCCTGCTGTAAGCACTACAACGTATCGTAGAGTCTCTGAGAAGACAGGCTATACGGGTACAGTACCTTCAGCTAACATTGTGCTGTCTGCTTATGGTAGATTGTGGGTAGCTGATACAAGTACTGAGAAAGCTGTTATTTACTGGTCTGACATCCTCTCAGGACATAAATGGTCAGGAGGCTCTACAGGTTCTATTGATGTTACTTCTGTGTGGCCTAACGGTGCAGACAACATTACAGGTCTTGCCTCACATAATGGCTTCTTGTTCATCTTCGGTAAGAACAATATCTTGGTTTACTCAGGTGCTCAAGATGTATTATCAGCAGGTGTATTCAAGATCTCTGACTCGGTGACAGGTATTGGTTGTATTGCTCGTGACACCATCCAGAACACAGGCTCAGATATTATCTTCTTGTCGGATACAGGTGTTCGTAGCGTACTCCGCACCATCCAAGAGAAGTCTGCTCCATTCCGTGACTTGTCTAAGAACGTACGTAATGACCTTATGGCTGCTGTTGCAGGCGAAGTACTCAGTAGTGTAAAGTCAGTATACAGTCCTTTTGAGTCCTTCTACTTGTTATCCTTACCTTCACTCAAGACAGTATACTGCTTTGACTTGAAAGCTACATTGCAGGACGGAGCAAGCAGAGTAACTACTTGGGATAGCATTGAGCCTCAGAGCTTCTGCTACCTGCGAGATAGAAGCTTATTGATTGGCAAGGCAGGCTACGTAGGTAAGTATACAGGCTACCAAGACAATGGCACTAAGTATCGTATGATTTACTTTACTAACCATACTGACC